AAAACGAGGAGTGGACTTAATGGCTCGTAAAAAAGAAAACCCCATTCGTAAAACCACTGGTAAGGGCGGCAATTATCGCAAAACTAAAGAGGGCGCGGGCATGACCAAAAAGGGTGTTGCCGCGTATCGCCGCGCAAACCCAGGCTCTAAGCTAAAAACAGCCGTCACTGGCAAGGTTAAGAAAGGTTCTGCTGCGGCGAAGCGCCGTAAATCATTCTGCGCTCGTAGCGCGGGTCAAATGAAGAAGTTTCCGAAGGCAGCAAAAAACCCCAACAGCCGCTTGAGACAGGCGCGTAGAAGGTGGAAATGCTAATGGCTGATTTATCTACAGAGGACAGACAGTGGAAGTTTATATCATCAATGGAAGGTGACATTAAAGTTATATTTAATCGTCTTGATACGATTGAGAATAATCATTTGAAACACATGCAAGATGACCTAACCCACCAAAGCCAGCGCTTGTGGATGATTTTAATGGTTGTATTCGCACAATTGTTCGCCATTTGTGGCGGCATGATTGTTTTGTGGGTAACTCGATAATGGCGATGGGGAGAGCGCAAATGTCTCAGCAAGTGTCAAAAGGCGGCTCAAAGAAAGACGCCTGCTATAAAAAAGTTAAGGCGCGTTACCGCGTATTTCCTTCAGCATACGCATCTGGTGCGATTGCTAAGTGTCGCAAAGTTGGTGCGTCCAATTGGGGGAACAAATCTAAAGCAAAGAAGATGCGTGGCGGTGGCTGCGTAATGAAAGACAAGCCAACAAAAATGTATTGATGGGACGGATATGGCGGTTAGAAAATCAAAAGCTGGTGCTAATCTCAAACGGTGGTTCAAAGAAGAGTGGAAGGACGTCCGCACGGGGAAAGCATGTGGGCGTGGCAAAGGAGAAAAACGGGGCACTCCATATTGTCGCCCCAGCAAGAGGGTATCTTCTAAAACCCCAAAAACCTCCAAAGAGATGACTGCGGCGGAAAAACGTAGTAGGATAGCACAGAAGAAGCGTTTGGGTCAGCCAGCAGGCAAGCCGCGCCGTGTAAAGTCTTTGAAGAGAAAGAAGAAGTAAATGGCAGTCTCAGGCTCAACAGATTTTGAATTGGATGTATCTGATTACATTGAAGAAGCTTTTGAGCGCTGTGGTTTAGAGGTTAAGACTGGTTATGACCTGAAAACCGCGAAGCGTTCAATGAACCTCATGTTTGCAGAATGGGCAAACAGAGGCTTAAACCAATGGACGATTGTGCAGCGCACCTTAACTATGACGCAAGGCACGAACAATTATACGCTTGGCAGCGATGTTATTGATGTGCTTTCCGCGGTTATACGCAGAGACGGCACAGACATCAGCATGGACAAAGTTAGCCGAGATGAGTATTTAAACATACCGAACAAGGACACACAGGCGCGTCCTACTCAGTTTTTCATAGACAGACAGATAACCCCTGTAGCTAAGATATGGCCTGCACCAGACAATAGCACAGATGTTATCTATTATGATGCTTTGACCCGTATTGATGACGCGGACACATTTACAAACACAATTGATGTGCCTTTTCGCTTCTATCCATGCTTGGCTGCTGGTCTTGCCTATTACCTCTCTATCAAGAGAGCGCCAGACCGCATTCAAATGCTAAAAGCTGTATATGAAGAAGAGCTAGATAGAGCCTTAACAGAAGATAGGGATAGGGCTTCATTTAATGTTGCGCCTAGCTTGAGTTACTATAGGGTGTCATAATGCCTAAGTACGCGGCTGGTAAATACGCTTATGGAATATCTGACCGCTCTGGATTTCGTTATCGTTTAAAGGATATGCGAAAAGAGTGGACGGGCTTTCTTGTTGGCAAGGATGAGTGGGAGCCAAAGCACCCTCAGTTAGAGCCAAAAAGGCATCCAACTGATGCGGAAGCTTTGCGTGACCCGCGCCCAGACCCGGCTGCAAATGGCAATGACGATAGAGCATTTATTGTATATACAAATGTTGGTAATGGAATAATTGGTAAGGAGCTTGATACATTTGAGCTGACAGGCTCGATTGGTATAGTTACGGTGGTAGTATGAGTTATACATTAACAACATTAAAGCAAGCTATTCAGGATTACACTGAAAACAGCGAAACAACTTTTGTGAATAACTTGGATAACATTATTCGCAATACAGAAGAGCGCATTCTCAAGCTTGTTGACCTTGATTTGTTTAGGAAAAATGCTACCGCGAACATGACCGTTGGCAATAAATTTCTTTCTTGCCCTTCTGACTTTCTTTCTTCTTTTTCTCTTTCGTACACAAAAAGCAATGGCGACCAGGACTTCTTGCTTCAAAAGGATGTGAACTTTTTGCAAGAATACGCCCCAGATAGCAGCGCAACTGGTTCACCGAAATATTATGCTCAATTTGATGTAGAAAACTTCTTGATAGCACCTACTCCAGATGATAGCTATGCTGTTGAGTTACATTATTATTATCGCCCGGCGTCCATAACTGGAAGCGCGGGAACGTCTTGGCTTGGTGACAATGCTCCTGACTGTCTTTTGTATGGGTGTTTGGTGGAGGCGTATACCTTTATGAAGGGCGAAGCTGACATGATGCAGGCGTATGAAGCGCGTTTTGCTGAGTCTATTTCAAGATTGAAGAATTATGGTGAAGGGCGTGAAAATAACGATGCTTACAGACAGGGGCTTGTTAGAATAAAACAAACATAAGGAGGGTTTATGTTAGATGAAGGCTTGAAGGGCAAAACAATTGCCATAGTTGCGCTTGGCGGCAGTTTTGCCGACTTTGTTCTTGCGCGGATGAATTCTCAACACTTTGATGAGATATGGGGTATAAACTGTATTGGCGGCATATTTCATGTTGACCGTACATTTATGATGGACCCAGCCTCTCGTTTTCTCGATGATGTGAAGGCAGGCACTCAAACAGGAATTGCAAAAGAGTTTTTGCTTGAAACGAAAGAAAAAGGCCCAATATACTCCTGTGTTTTGGATGAGCGCGTTCCAGAAATTGTTGAATATCCCCTCGAGGAAGTTATAACTGCCACCAGTTTTAGCTACTTTAATAACACGGTAGCTTACGCGGTAGCATTTGCTGTTGCTCATCAAGTAGGTAAAATACACATGTATGGCGTGGATTTTAGCTACAAGCAAAACCTTCATTTTGCAGAAGCTGGACGTTCTTGTGTAGAATTCTGGTGCGCTATGGCTTTAGCTAGGGGCATAGGCATACAGGTCGCTCCGCGGTCTGGACTTTTAGATACAGATGTCCCTGAAGATGAGAAAATATATGGGTATCACCGATTGGATGACCCACTTGTTCAAAGAGTTGTTGACGGTCAGCTTATTATAGCTAAAAGGTCAAAAATATCTGATGTTGAGGAAGAGAATGGGTTATCTGCGCCGGAGCCTCTTGATGGAAGAGAACCTGTTTTAATTGGCAGGCATGATATAGAAGGCGTTTCATACAAGAAGGAAAAAAACAATGGTTAGTGTAGAGTCTGGAATACAAGTTACAAATGTTAATGTTATGACATCAGATGATGGCGGTCATACTAATGAGCAAATAGCAGAGCTTGCTATGGATAAAATATTGAGAGTTTCAGATTCGGCGCCCCCAGCAATCAAAGACCAAGCAAATGCTTTTAAAGAAAATATCAGAAGTGTTGTCCTTCATTACATAGAATTGGCAAGACGCGAAGAACGTGCTACAATCGCTAGGAAGATGGCGAAAGCCGGACAAAATGAAATGGCTGACCTTGTTAGGAGAATATAAATGGCTATTACTCAGGCAATGTGCACCTCGTTTAAGACTCAGCTTCTGACAGGTACGCATAATTTCACAAACTCAACTGGCAACACCTTTAAGCTTGCCTTATACGCAGTTGGCTCTGGCGGCAAATCTAGCACTACAGCCACATTGGGCGCGTCAACAACTGCTTTCACCACAACTGGTGAAGTTGCGTCAAGCGGTTCTTATGCTACTGGCGGTGGTACATTAACAAACGTCACCCCTACCTCTTCAGGCACAACCGCGTTCACAGATTTTGCTGACTTAACCTTTACAACTGCGACAATTACAGCTCGCGGCGCCTTGATTTATAATTCAAGCGCAACAAATGCTGCGGTTGCTGCTTTAGACTTTGGTAGCGATAAAGCATCAACATCTGGTTCGTTTACAATTCAGTTCCCTACTGCAAACGCATCTAGCGCGATTATTCGTATCGCCTAAAGGTAGCTGTTATGGCTAATAGCGGCTGGAGTGATGGTGCGTGGAGTTCTGGTTTTTGGGGCGGGTTTCAAGACCTTGACCTAACGCTAACTGGTGTCTCCGGCACTTTATCTCTTGGGATAGCTTCGGGCTTTCAAAGCGCGAACACGCAAGCGGGTAGTTTTTACAATCAAGTTCACCTTGGTAGCGTCAGTATTAGCATACCAGCTAATGTTGACGTTACTGGCGTTGAGGGTGAAGTCCAAAGCCTTACTGGTTGGGGCTCAAATGGCTGGGGCGAGTTTGTTTATGGCGGCGGTGTATTTGCCGATGTCGGTCAGCTTCTTCCTGTAACTCTAGCCTCTGCATCTGGCGCTGTTGGCAGTGTGTCAATAAGTGCTTCGGCTGGCGTTTCTCCAACTGGGGCAGAGGCCAACACACTACTTGAGTCCGTGCTAGTTGGCGCGGGAGCGATTGTTGGCGAAGATGGCATGGTCGGCGCCATTGGCCTTGGCGATGAATCTGTTGTAGGTACATGCAACTTTACGCTTACAGGTGTATCTGGCTCAACTGTTGTTGGTGATGAGAGCATTGAAACTGACACTGGAGCGCCTGTAACTGGCGTTCCCGGAATGACAGCCTCTCTTGGCGATGAAACCACTTTCATTAGCTATACGTTTAGAGCAACTGGGTTCTCCATAACATCTTCTGTTGGACAAGAGACAGTAACTGGCGATTCCTTGCTGTCATTGACGGGAGTAGCGGCGTCAGGTAATATATCAACTGTAATTTTATGGGGTCGAATTGTCCCGTCCCAAAACGCAACATGGACTGAGGAAGCTGCATAATGGCAAGTACCTATACTTCAAATACTGGCATAGAAAAGCCGGGTACTGGTGAACAGTCGGGCACCTGGGGCGCGACCACCAACACAAACTTCGATATTATTGACCGCGCTATCAACGGCGTTGGTGCGATTACTCTTTCTGGAACGACACATACCTTGACCACAACAGACGGAACCCTGTCTGATGGAATGTATAAGGTTCTTCTTTTGGGTGGAACGCCTTCTGGCACAAATACAATCACAATTGCGCCGAATGATGCAGCAAAAGTGTACTTGGTAAACAATACAACTAGCCAAACAGCCACATTTACTCAGGGAACAGGCGGAGATGTTTCTATTTCTGCTGGGGCATCTGCTTGGATTTATGCTGATGGCGCGGGTGCTGGTGCACAGGTTCGCCAGTTGCCAGCCGACTTGGTTGGGGACACCACCCCTCAGTTAGGTGGCAATTTGGACACCAATAATAACGCTATTTTGTTTGCTGGTGCAAATGGCGATACATCCAAGTGGGCAATTGAGTATGACAGCGGCGACAATGACCTGTTGTTTAAGTATAATGGCACAACTGTTATGAAGGTTGCATCTTCCGGCGCGATTGTATCTGCGGATAATATTACAGCATACGGCACCCCATAAGGAGTGAGTTATGACTATTACTGCTACAGGAACAATTTCTCTTGGTGATTTAAGAACCGAATTTGCGGGAGGGAGCGGGTCTATATCTTTTGGCGACTTGTATAGAGGCGGTTCTAACATCCGTAAGCTTGCCACTGATAATACTGCTGTCAATGACGCTGCTTCTGTTCCTACGTCTGGTGTTATAGACTTTTCTGATTTTTATGGTAGTGCAAAAAGCTTTACAAAAACTTATTCTGCCGGAGCGACAGACCAAGACGCATCAACTATTTTTGGGACTGATTATTCAGTTAATTACCCTAAAAACATTGTGATTGATAGCGGTATTGAGCTTGGCGCCACTAGCGTTTCTCAAGAAGCATTGCAAATTGATGCTGGAGGCGCTGGCACAATTACGATTACTAATAACGGCACTTTGTCTGGAGCCGGAGGTGCTGCTGGTGCGGTTGGCGGAGACGCCTTTGAGGCTGATGTTACTTGCACGTTCATCAACAACGGCACTGTCCGTGCTGGCGGCGGCGGTGGTGGCACTGGTGGTAATGGGTCTTATACATACGCGCAATCCTTGGGTGCTTCAAATCAGTTTCCGCAGACCTGTTCAACCCAAGCTGTAAATGACAAATGCGTTCAAAACTATGGCGGCGGTGCGTATTGCACTGGTAGCTGTCAGAAAGTTGGAGACGACAATCGTTGTACTCAGTGTTCCAGAAACCAGACTGCTTATTCCAATGGCGGGGCTGGCGGAATTGGTCAGGGTTACAATCAGTCTGCAACTTCCGGTTCTTCTGGTGGCACAAACGCGGGTGCTGGAGGGGCTGGCGGAAGCTACGGTAGCGCTGGCTCGTCTGGTGCGAATGGAAATCAAACTAGCGGGTCCGCTGGTGGTTCTGCTGGAAATTATCTAAACGGTTCTGCAAATTGCACTTTTACTAACAATGGTACGGTTCAAGGCAATATAGTATGACACCTGAAGATAGGTATAGTATATGCAAATCTTGCGAATGGTTCAGAGCTTCTATTAAGCAATGCAAGAAATGTATGTGCATAATACCTTTAAAAGCAAAAATACAATCGGCTAAATGCCCAATGGGGAAATGGTAAAATGGAATATACTGTAGTTGATATTCAAAACAATGTTGCAAAGATTGAGTTTAGTGACGGAACCTATACGTTTTTGGAACTTCGGTCTGATATGACAGAGCAAGAGTTTGATGATTTCGTTTACGATTCCATACCCCCGCATTTGAATGCAGGGAATGGAACTCCATCTTTCTTATCTGCTGGCGTTACAAGAATTGCTAAAAAAATCATTGAACAAGAGCCAGAACCAAACCCAGCTTGGCTAGACGCTCGCATTGAGGCTTACGGCTCTGTTGCTAGTCAAATAGAATATATCACAGAAAATGGCCTGGAAGCATGGCAAGCACATGTAGCGCAAATCAAAGCTGACAATCCAAGTTCTTAAATATTAGAGGTTGAGGATATGTTATGCCGCTTACAAAACTTCAGTTTAAACCGGGTATAAACAGAGAAGTAACGTCTTATGCTAATGAAGGCGGCTGGTTTGATTGCGATAAGGTTCGTTTCTACTTAGGTTTTCCAGAAAAAATAGGCGGATGGGAAAAGTATTCTTCATCCACTTACCTTGGTACAGCGCGGGCGCTTCATAGCTGGAGCGCCTTAGACGGTTCTCAATACCTTGGCGTTGGCACACACCTTAAATACTATATTGAAGAAGGTGGCGCTTATAACGATATAACTCCTGTCAGACGAACATCATCCGCGGGTGATGTTACTTTTTCCGCTACTGATGGCTCTTCTATCGTAACTGTTACAGACAATGCAAATGGCGCGGTTCTTGGGGATTGGGTCACTTTTTCTGGTGCAGCATCATTAGGCGGTAATATTGGTGGGGCTGTGCTTGATGATGAGTTTCAAATTTTATCAATAATAGATTCCAACACTTATACTATTGATGTTTCTCCGTTTGTTGCCAACTCCTCAGATACTGGAAATGGGGGGTCAAGCACTGTAGGCGCATATCAAGTAAATACAGGTCTTAATGTTGGTGTTGGGGGCACTGGTTATGGTGCGGGTCTTTTTGGTGGTACAACAACCAGCGCTTTAGCGAATCAGCTAAACGGAAATATAAGTAATAGCGACACTACTATTACATTACTTGATGCTTCAAGTTTTCCGACATCAGGCACTATTCTCATAAATAACGAGCTTATTACCTATTCTGGTGTATCTTCAAATGACTTAACAGGATGCACACGCGGTACAAATGGCACCACTGCCGCGTCCCATACTAGCGGTGATACTGTGATTCTTGCTGTTGGGAACACTAACCCTGATGATGATTTCACTGGATGGGGGCAATCGGCAGCTAGTGTTGCCACTCCACAATCAGAGCTTAGAATATGGACTCACGACAATTTTGGTGAAGATTTGCTTCTAAATATTCGTGACGGCGGTATTTACTATTGGGACAAATCAGGTGGCTTGAGCTCAAGAGCGGTTGAAATAAGCACTATTTCAGGTGCTAACAACACACCCACAGTGGCAAAGCAAATACTGGTTTCTGACAGAGACAGACATGTTCTTGCCTTTGGCTGCAACCCTCAAGGCTCTAATGTTCAAGATGACCTTTTGGTTCGCTTTTCCGACCAAGAGTCTTTTACAGATTGGGAAGCTAGGTCAGATAACACTGCTGGTGATTTGCGTATTGGTTCAGGCAGTACATTTGTTCGGGCAATCGAAACAAAAAGAGAGATATTGATTTGGACTGACCGCTCTCTTCATTCCATGCAGTTTATTGGTGCGCCATTTACTTTTGGTATGCAGCAGTTATCAGCCAACATTACAATAATTTCTAGGGGCGCGGTAGCAGCAACAGAGGATTTTGTTGCGTGGATGGGTTTTGATAACTTCTATATTTACGCTGGTAAAACACAGCAAATACCTTGCACAGTAAAAGACAAAGTTTTCTTAGATTTAAACTTTGAACAAAGAGACAAGATTACGTCTGGTGTAAATGCCGAGTTTGGTGAGATTTGGTGGTTCTACCCATCTGCCAGTGGCACTGGTGAAAATGACAGATATGTTGTCTACAATTACCTAGAAAAAGCTTGGTACTACGGTGCTTTAGGACGCACCGCGTGGATTGGCAGAGGCACAAATCAATTTCCTATCGCGGCAGGCGAGGACTCTAATGGCGACAACTACCTTTATAATCACGAGGTAGGATATGATGATGATGGCAGCGCCATGACTGCATATATAGAAAGCAGCCAAATGGACATTGGTGATGGCGACCAGTTCTTGTTAACTCGCAGGCTAATACCTGACTTAAACTTTCTTGGCTCAACAAACTCTGCGCCCACAGTTGATTTTACGCTAGAAACCCGAACATATCCCGGCGCTAACTATAATCAGACAGGCACAGGCAGCGTAGTAAGAAGCGCGACTACTCCCGTTGAGCAGTGGACAAATGAAGTTGACTTGCGCTTGCGTGGTCGCTCGTTTGCCCTCAAGGTTGAATCATCTGGCGCGGGTACAGCTTGGAAGCTTGGCGTTCCAAGGGTTGATTTACGGCCTGATGGGAGGCGTTAATGGCCTCTGTGGAAAACCCGCCACCAAGACTACCAGAAGCCCCGGAAGAGTATTCTCAGGACTATCTGGCGGGTCTTATAAGGGCGCTTGAAGTATTTATCAATCAGGAGCGCAATCCTGGGGAAGAAAGAGCCACTAAGGTTACTTTTACTGATTTGCCTACCTCTGACAGCGGTTTGGAGGCTGGAGCATTGTATAGACACGAGAATAATGTTAAGATTTCTCTAATAGATTTGGCGGCGGTTGACGGGTTTTCTGCTGCATCCTCATTAGGTAGCGTTACAGTGAGTATTTCGTAATGAATTTAAAAGATTTAATTAAGGTAGCCGCACCCGCCGCTCTTAGCGCATTTGCCCCCGGTATTGGGGCAACTTTGCTGCCCGGAATAACTAATCCCGCACTCCAACAAGCTTTGGTTTCTGGCGTTGGCAGTATGCTTCTTGGAAATAAGCCAAAAGACGCTCTTATTTCTGCCGCGCTTGGCGGGGGATTGGGCTTTCTAGGCGGGCAAGCTGGCGCTGCAAAACCCGAACAATTATCCGGAGGCACATACGATTCTGGTCCGGCTGCTGTTATGGACATGGCAAGAAAAACTGGTTTGAGCCCAGCCGATGCCGCAAATAAAGTAGCTGAACAGGCGGCAAAAAACATTTCTACAAAAACTGCCCCAGTATCAACAGACACAATGTCTGCTGATTTACTTCAAAAAATGGGCATGGACTCAGACAGTTTGTTGTTCAAGTTTATGAATTCAAAGGTTGGAGAAGGTGTTGCGGCTGGTATTCTAGCGCAATTGCTGGCTGGTGGGGACGAAGATGAAGGCCCAGCTCCAGGTTCTTATGAATTGCGTCCATTTGGCGCTGGTGGGCCGGGTGGTCAGATTGGCGGAATTAGATATATGAATGATGGTGGAGACACCTACTTCCCTCGCCGCAATGGCGGTATTGACCCTTCAGAGGGTTCAGGCAAGAAAGACGATGTGCCTGCTATGCTGATGGCTGGTGAGTTCGTAATGACCCGTGACGCGGTAAAAGGCGCAGGGGGCGGCGACTTGCGTAAAGGTATCGGTAAGATGTATGATATGATGGATAATTTCGAGAGGATGGCATAATGGCTACCCAAACCGTAGAACAGGTACAAAGACTAGCGCCTTACCTCGAAGGCCTTGAAAAGCGCGTACTGCAAAGCGCGTTTGGCAAATTTGATGGTGAAACGCAAACCACTCCCGGTCTTTTAGATAGCCCTCTTAATCTGCCTCAATATCAGGTAGCTGGCCTTGACCCATTGCAACAGCAAGCAGCGCAACAAGCGCAGCAGCAGTTTGGGATGTTTCAGCCTTATGTGCAGACAGCAGGCCAGTTAGCTACATCTGGCATTGCACAGGGCTTGGGTATGCTAGACCCGTCTCAGAGCATTCAACAGTTCATGGACCCGTATCAGAGCGCCGTTATTGATGAAATTAATCGTCAGGCAGCCATTGGTCAGAACCAGCTTGCAGGGCAGGCTGTAGCTTCTGGTGCTTTTGGCGGGGCAAGACAAGGTATTCAAGCCGCGGAACAAGAAGGCCGCAGGCTGGGAAAGATTGGCGAGTTCCTTTCTTCTGGATTTGGCAAGGCCGTTGATGCTTCTCAAAAAGCCGCACAATTGTTCGGCGGGTTAGGTCAAGCAGCGTCTGGTATCGCTGATGTTGGTCGCCTGCAATCAGAGCTGGGCCGCGCTGACATTGGCATGCTTTCTCAGCTTGGTCGCGTTGGTCAGGCTCAGTCTCAGGCACAGCTAGACGCAACAAGACAGAACTTGATGCAGGGCGTCATGGAACCATTTACGCGGTTGGAGCTTGGAAGCTCTCTGTTAAAAGGCACACCATCAGGCAGCCTATCTAGCACATTTAAGAGCGCAACAACCCCGAATGCCAACCCATTCCTACAGGGTGTTGGGGCATATACCGCGCTTCAGGGCGCTGGCATGACATCTGCATAAGGAGCAAATCGTGGCTAGAAGCGATAGACAAGTATCCTTAGTTGACGTAATCAGTAGGTCAGCGGGAGGGCCAGAAGTAAAGTCTGGTGTTGCTGCTCTTGAAGCCGCCGGGACTTTTCCGCCAGGATTTCTTGATGAGGTTAGAAAAGCTCGCGGGATGCAGCCGCAAGGCGATATAGGGAACGCTACAACAGACTATCTTACTGGAATGGCTCGCTCTATGTCGGGAGCAGACGCCCCAATTCTTGAAGATTTAAGCGCGTTGTTGCAGGGCATCAAAAGCCGTCAAGCTGATACAACAAGGCGCGTTCAAGCGCAAAGAGCCGCCGACAGGAGTGATGTATCTGCTTTTGGCGGAATTGGACCCGATGTAAATCTTGAAGAGTTTGGTGGACCGGGCGCAAATATACAAAGTGACTTGCAATCTTTGGCTGCTCAACTCGCCTCTACAGAGCAAGGCGCCTCTGGGCCAGATGGCGCTCCGGGTATCATTGATGAGGGTACTGAAGCATCTGAAGGGACGGGCGACAGCACAACCACCACTACAACCACTACCACAGAAGCAACCACTCAGAGTGGTGATTTAGGAGCTATGGGGCCTGACGGTGCGCCCGAAGCTGATGAAGGTGAATCAAAAGAGGCATACAACCCATACGGTGCTTTGTTGGAAAGCGCTATGAAAGATGTTGTCTCTTTACGCGGTGAGGACCCAAACAAAAAAACTTCAGCAGACTATATGAAAGAATTTGCTGATGCGACTGGCGTTAAGATAGATGGCAAGCCTGACAAGTCTCATGCCTTGATGGCTTTTGGCTTGGCCCTAATGCAGAATAAAGCTGGAAAAGGGTTTAATGTCGGTGAAATGTTAAGCGCGGTTGGCGCTGCTGGTGAAAAAGCGATGCCAGCTTTTGAGAAGGCAAAAGAGCAGGCTCGTGCAGAACGTATTGCCGCTGGCAAGTACGCTCTTGGCGAAGTTAAAGCAGCAGATGCTTCCAGACTTGCCCAGCTTGACGCGGCTAAAAAGCGCGTTCAAGACCTTATGACAAAAACTCAAGATTATGTTGGCAAGCAGCTTCTGAAGCAGCAAGAACATGCTCTTGACATGGATAAGCTGCGTATCGAAAAGCGGTATGATAAAGAAATAAAAACAATTGAAGCTGGCGGTAAACAGTACGAAGTAACAGGCACTGGCACATACGCCCCACTAACATCAATGCCAAATATAAAAATTAACACAGCAATCAGAAAGTCTGATGGACAAGAGGTGTTAACAAAGCCGTTGCAAGATGTTGAGCTATTGTCTAAAGGGTATGCAGACACACTTGATGGCATATCTTCAGTCGATAACATTTCTTCCTTGATAGAAGAAGCATCGAAGCAAGCGGCGGCTGGTGTTACAGGTCAAAAGCTATTTGAATTTATTGACGGTAGAATGAAAGCTTTAGGGTTTAGTGAAGGCCTTGGTGTCGGCGTTACTGTAGACGGCAAAAAACTTGGTCCTTTGGCAGAAGCAGATGCGATTAGAAGAAGGCTTATATTTCAGTACAAAAGATTTCTTACTCAAGAAACTGGCAACGGTATTTCAAATGTTGACATTCAAAATCTTGAAGCAGCCATTGGTAATATAGACTTCTTTACCAACCCACAAGAGGCATTGGTAAAACTAAGAGAAACAAGAAAGCTGTTTGAGGCCTCTAGGGATGCACTACAGCGACAGCTTGTAAGGTTTGGTGATAAAGACCTGTATTTGGCTCCGAATCAATTTGACAAAGTTCAGCAAAAAATAGGTCAAGCGGCTTTGTCTGGAATCGGAATGGGCAAAGAGGCCCTTAGTGTTTCGGAAAACGATGACGGCATAACAGTAATTAAGCTTTCGTAAAGGGTGAGTCATGGGTCAAATTTTACTAGAGCTGCCTAATGAAACTGTTAAGTTTGAGTTTGCTGGTGATAAGCCCACTGTTGAAGAGCAGTTCAAAATAGGTCAAATTATCCGCGAGAAGCAACGCGGTCTTTCCGAACAAAGAACTTCAGAAAAGTCTGCTGCTGAAGCAAAAGACGAACAATTGTTCGACACTACCTCCGGGATTAAAGACGCTGCTCTCCGCGCAAAACTGTCTGCTGCCGAAACCCCCGGCGATGCAGAAAAGCAGTTGCGCGTTCTCTATGGCATGACGGAAACAGACTACACCCGCGACTCTCGCGGGCGCTTGGCATTGACACCATCTGGAGGAGAAAAGATTGGCGTTAAGTTAGACAAGCCAACATTGATTGATGAGTCTGGATTTAGCCGCTACGACTTTGCTGACATGGCTGGTATTGCGCCAGAAGTCGTTGGTGGTATCACTGGCGCCATAAAGGGCGCGGCTCTTGGTACGGCAGTTGCGCCTGGTTTTGGCACATTGGTTGGTGGCGCGATTGGTGCTGGTACTGGCGCAGCGGCTGGGCAGGGCGCTGAAGAGGCTATAGAGGCTTTGTATGGCGTTCAAGACCAGACCGCAAAAGAAGTGGCAAAGGACTTAGGAAAAGAGTTTGCTATCGGCTTTTTAACAGATGCTACTCTTGGTGCGTTTGGTTTAGCGGCAAGAGGCGTTGGCAGTTCAATGCGAGCTGGTAAAGGTTTAACCCCCGATGAGCTAAAGGTAGCATCCGAATCTATTGAAGAAGGTATTTTGCCAACCTTGAGCGCAATCCGCGCTCCTTCTGTTGTTGCTCGTCAGCAGGGTATCGTGGAGAAAATATTTGGCACCTCTCCGCGTCTGAAGAAAAACAATGAAGTAATGCAGTCTAAACTTGCTGACTATCGTTCTAAGTTCGAGAAGGCCAGCGATGAAGAAGTCGGCTCTCTTCTGATAGGAAAAACAGGCGCAAAGGCGCAAGAAGCTTTAGAATCTCAGGCAGCAGCCCAGAAAGCAATACTGACTACTCTACGCGGGCTTGGTGATGATTTGGGCGCGGCTGCCGAAAGAAACATGGAGCTTAATCAGGACGTATTTGATGTCTTAATTGGCGCAAGAAATGCTTTCGATGCAGAAGTCAAAGCTGCGTTCAAGCCTATTGACGATGCTTTGGAATCCAGCGCAGGCGGTGAGAAATTATTTAAAATAGGTAACTTGAAAACTGCCGTAAAAGACATAGAAGAGCTGGAAAAAACAGGCTTGGCTGGCGGAACTTTTAAAGAGCTTGATAGCTCAATCAAAGCTGTTAAAGCTCTCAAGGAAAGTAAGGCATCTTTCACAGAGCTATATAATCTTAGAAAGACATTAAACGACTTATTGTCAAAAGTGCCAGTTAAAAATGGCAAAACTCAGCGCGGTCATATTAATGACCTGATGCGTAAGATTGACGCCAAGTTATCGACAAATAATATTAAAGCTACACTTGATAGCTTAAATGTTCCAAAAGGTGTGGAGAGAGAGGTTTTGGAAAGAGCGTCTGAAGCCATTGAACCAGCCAGAAAGATGTATAACGAAGGCTCTAAGATATTTGAAGATATAGAAAGCGCCGGGATTATAAAAAATATAGCTGCCAAAGCAAGCGGTAAAGAAACTATTGGCATAGATGACGTTGCAATGGATAAAATCATTCGCAATGAAAAGCCTTTGGTTTTGACAAGAGCTTTAAATGCAATTGAGTTTGCCGCGGAAAAAGGAATTAAGGGCAAAGGCGGAGCAAAGTTAAGCAGGGAAGAGTTTAGAAGAAATTTGGCTGGGCAGTGGTTAAATGACAATTTATCTACGTCAGGACTAAGTGCTTTAAACGACCTTGACCCCACAAGATTCAAGCCCGCCGCATTTGCAAAAGCAGTAAAAGATTTGGGTAAAACAGCCGATGTTTTGTTTGGCGCAGACGCCGCAAAGGTGAAGGCGCTTGCAAATCAAATGGAAAAAATTGGCATGAACAATATGAAGCAAGCTGATGTGGATGCAATCATTGCTCAAGTTGGCGATGAAGCACCATTAGTTGACAAGCTTCAGACACTTGTTGGGCTTCAAAGAGCTGCGCGGGATGAGCAGAGAAGTATCGTTCTTAGAAAGCTTCAAACTGGTGATATCAATCCCATTGAAGCTGCCGAGCTTGTTGCCAACAGAAGCACAACAGCTACAGACATTAAGAAGATTTTCAACGCATTTGAGGGTGACGAAGCCGCTTTGCAAAAAATACGCGGCAACTATATGGAGCGCCTTATCGCTGACTTTGGCGATACCTTAACGACAGATGGTAAAGCCCTTGGCGCCTTTGCTAAACGTCTGCTAGATGCCAATGAGGGCGGCAAGCTATCCGCTATCTTTGGTGAAGAAATGGGCAAGGACATGGCTAAATTCGCCAAGATACTTGACTTTAATTCACGCACAGCCGCAGGCGGTGACTTGGTTGCAGCAAACATTGCTGCGAGCCCAATTCAAAACCTTGGAAAATTAGTTCGTTTTACTATCATTGGCAGATTTTTAACGTCAGGCCCTTACTACAAGCAGATAGTTAAAGACTATGAAGCTATGGCAAGCGGCGCAACAAAAGAAGAAAAAGCAAGAATACTTGGCAGACTTATCGCGCAGACATTCGCACAGGAAGCTCAAGAAGGTGAGCGTGAGATAGAAAGCCAGATTACGTCAGCAATAGAATCATCCGGCTTGGGGCAACAGATTCAACAGTTGCAGCAGCAGATTCCAAACCCGAACAATTTTGCGGGTTTAGGGCAGGCGACAGCAGTTCCAGCAGCACCAGCGCAAACTTCTTCACTACGTCAACAAGCCGCGCAAAATCCAGGAGTGGCACAAACTCTTGGCATACGCGGGGCTACAGCAGGGTTGATATAAAATGAAATCAGCAACGATTGACCAGCTACGTCAGGAGCTTGCTTCTGATGAGGGCTGTAAGTATGAGATTTATTTAGACCACCTAAATTTGCCGACTTTCGGAATTGGTCACTTAATCCGTAAAGATGACCCCGAATATGGGATGCCCGTGGGCACGGTGATAGAGCAAGAGCGCGTGGATAATGTGTTCAAGCTTGATATCGCGGTTACACTAGATGACTGCCACAGGCTTTATCCAGACTGGAACGATTTACCAGAAGAGTGTCAGCTTATCATTGCGAACATGATGTTCAATTTGGGATACCCGCGCCTGTCAAAGTTCAAGGGCATGAAAGCCGCTGTAGACGCAAGGTCATGGAATTCCGCAGCAGACGAGATGGTGGATTCCAGATGGTACACTCAAGTCCCAAACCGCGCCCGGCGCTTAGTAGCAAGAATGAGAGCGTTAGCAGATGATACAGAAAATTGAACCAACAACACAATCAATGACAGTAAAGAAACACTGCCGCCGTTGCCCGCGTTGCAGTGAGCCTTTAAAGACAGTATATGTGCATGGTCATACGCAGTGCGTAAATTGTGATTGTGTTATTGACGATTGCTGCCAAGGCGAAACCTGTCAGGCAGCATCCCCGCCTAAGTAATCACAACGCCAGCCAACTGGCTCATACGGAAACTTGTGGTTCTTAAAGATAACCACAGCTTCTGCTTTCATTTCTTCTGTGCGCCTCATACAAGTCCCAACATTTTCGTATGGGCCCCAATTATCCTTTAATTCAAAACAATGACCATCATGGCCCTGTCCTAGCACGGCGCACACAACGACAATCGCTGTGAACATTTATGCCTCCAATTGCACTATAATTTCTAGCTCATTATGTCTTGGGGTTAGCATCTCTAGTTTGCACACAGGGCAAACCATAGAATCTTCTTCAAACCCGTCCGACTTAAATCGCATTTCAGTTTCACACTTTGGGCACATGCCGTATTCCAACAGCCGCGCCATTCTTCCGTCACCTTCTTGTATCATGGGATATCTCCCCAAAAAGTTGCACTATATTAACATTTAGGTCATACTTTTAGTGCATTGTCAAGAAATAAATTTCACACCTTCCAATGGGGGGAAGATGTTAAATGCTTTCGAGGCCGGAAAGTTAGGCGAACATATATGTATGGTGCGCCTAATGAAGATGGGAATAGCGTGTGAGTTGGTTAACTTGGACACGATAGATATCGTTGCCCATTGTAATAATCAGCTTATAAAAATACAGGTCAAGTCTAGCATACTTAAAAGCAGGGACTCTAAAAGCCAGCGCAATGGGTATCAATATAATACCTGTTATGGCGGCAAGAAAAAGCCCTTAACGAGAGAGCAGTGCGATATAATCGCATTTGTCGCGGTAGAGCCAGAGCGCGTTATATTTGCTCATATAGATTGTGTTTCTGGTCAAACAACGCGCAGATTTTCCCCAGCAAAATTTGATAAAGACCAGCTAGAAGAGCGGTCATGGCAAAAATGCCTAGACCGTATTTTTTTGTCCGACTGAGCCAATTCCCAATGAACCATACTGGTCGCCATACTTTTCTTTATATGCTTCTGAAACCAGCATCCCAATCTGCTGACGCACATTGCGGTGTTCATCTTCACAAAGCTTTTTCAGCTTGTTATAAGTTTTTAAGTCAATTCCGACTGATTTATGATTGCCTGATGCCACAAGACCCTCCAACAAAAAGGAACATATAATGCCATATAATAAAGGTTTTTATGGGAAACGCAACAAATTCGGCGCCAAGAAAACAGAGTTCATGGGCATGAAGTTTGATAGCAAGTGGGAGGCCGAGCGTTACGGGCAGCTCTGGAAGATGCAAGAGAATGAAGAGATACACAGCCTAGACAGACAGGTGCGCTTTAACATTGTTATCAATGGCGAGAAGATTTGCGCGTATATCGCGGACTATACATATTATAAGCCGAACAAAGACGGCGAGGATGAATTTGTTGTTGAAGATGCCAAGGGTGTAGAGACAGATGTATTCCGCTTAAAATATAAACTTATGAAGGCTGTAAACGGCATAGAAGTAAAGATTTCAAAAAAAAATAAAAAAAATTAAAAAAAATACTTGTAATCGGAAACAACTAACACTATGTTAGTTTTATCGCGGATTTAACAGCTCCGTCTTTAAAAGTTGAGAAAGGAGGTCGTAATGACCAATTCAGACCTATCGTCTGTGTCCTCCGCATCTCTAGCTGAATTAGCCATGCTCAAAAAAGAGCTGGACCAGCAGATTGTGGAAGCACAAGAAAAAGTAAAGGTTATCAAGAATGAGCTTGAGAACCGTTACCTTGGCAGAGCGCAAGATACCTTGCGCCAGAATGGCAAAGACTTTGGCAGCGTGACACTTGAAGATGCTGGTCACAAGCTGAAGGTTAGTCTTAGAAAGCGTGTAGAGTGGGATGAGGGCAAGCTTCTAAATATCTTAAATGGTATGGATGAAGATACTGCTCGTCACTACGTCTCTGTCAAATACTCAATCCCAGAAGCTAAGTATAATAATGCTCCGCCTGAAATTCAGGCGCGGCTTAGTGATGCGCGGACTGTGCATTTGCAGGGAACCAGCATTGATGTCGAGGGAGAAGATGATGCTTAACATTATCTCAGCAGAACAGCGTTTAGCTGAAAAGAAAGGCCATAAGCTTGTGGTTTGTGGTCAGTCAGGGGTGGGCAAGACTTCTCTTGCTCGTACCCTAGACACATCCAAGACATTGTTCATGGACTTAGAAGCGGGGGATGCGGCTATTGAAGGTGTTTCAATTGATGTTATCCGTCCGCGGACATGGACAGAGTGCCGTGACTTTGCGGTGTTCTTGGGTGGTCCGAACCCATCATTAGGTGAGGACGCAACATACAGTCAGGCACATTATGATTATGTGTGCCAGACATACGGAAATCCGGCAGAGGTTCTGTCAAAGTATGACACTATCTTTGTTGACTCTATCACTGTTGCTGGGCGTCTGTGCTTTACGCATTGCCAGAACCAGCCAGAGTGCAAGTCAGACCGTACTGGAAAGCTAGACACTCGTGCAGCTTACGGTATGCAAGGTAGAGAAATGATGGGGTGGCTTTCGCACCTTCAGCACATCAGAGATAAGAATGTTATCTTTGTTGGCAT